CAATCTATTATAGTGCCGCAACTATGTAAGTATATAGTGCCGCAACTTTAATGTCAACGATCATCGGCTCAAAAATAGCCAAAACTGAAAATATTAGAATTTTTGTAAAGATCGATGTCGCTAGGGTATATCAATGTATGCCTTCGGTGCGAAAACACCATATATAGGGTTTTACTAATATACATCTCAGCATTTAGACGCATATCGTATGGAGTTATACGCAAGATGCAAGCAAGATCATAGGTAAATTTAACACAGATATTTTAGACAAGAAAAAGCCCCCTGTTCTTAATTGATATGTCCGATCCGGACCCAAGAAGCTGAACAAAGGGCTTTTAAAACAAATTAACCATTAGAGGTTAAGTTAGTGTTATAATGCGGGTTGATATCAAAAGTAGCCATACAAGAGAAAATCCATAAAAGGTATAACACTAACATTATTTATGATAAATGAACTATCTCTGTTTGTAAACCTTTATTTCTTCTTTTTGGGTCTATTGTATGATGACATGCCCTCATTAAAACTCGAACTGTATGGACTGAACTTAGTCCCACCAGAACGAGCATAACGATATCCAGCCCTGTGTCCACTACAGTCTATCTTACAAGGTTTGCCTTTATGTTTTAGGACTCTGCGTTTTGGCATTTTAGCTACTAATCAATGATCCAAGAGCTACAGCTTTCCACTGTTCAACACCACCTACATCATAACCAAGTGCTACTGCTAAACAAGGATCGCCAGCATCACCATTTGAGCAGTATGCTACTGTGCCGGCCGCTGGGTTTGACCATGCTTCGAGTTCAGCGACTGTGTAAGAGTCGAGTGCCAATACACCTTGCAGTGCAACAGTTTCATCACCAGGTTGTAGATGTATTGAGTTAGATACACCACTTGTAAATGTTGTTGGCATATTAATTTGTGGCACTTGAGCATTGCTGTCAAGTGGGCATAAACCTTCTGAGGTTGCTCTACTATCGATGAGTTCGGATAGTCGTGTTAATGCGTTGTATAGTTCAGCTCGTGCAAGACCTATTGAGTCGTTTGCTGAATCTAAATAAGTTGTTGTAATATCGTTTGTTGGATAAGCCATTGTGTGTGTTTCCTCTTATTTGACTATGACATATTTACGCGGTATGTTTGTTGTGCCTGACGGAACAGTTTGTTGTATAACTGTCGGAATCCCAACAAGAGTTATATCGGCAAACACACTACTAATAGGGTTACCTGTTGATATCTCTACTGCTCTTACGTTGTGCTTATGATTTAATGGACCTGTTCCTGTTTCACCTGCGTATCGACCCATAAAGAATGATGTCTCTGCGTCTGTTGGTGTTGCTGTTGCAAATAAAGCCTCTTGTATTGGCTGTATGTCACTTGTGTTACCGCCAGTTACATATCGCGCTACTTTAGATGCTTGATTTGGCAACTCATAAGCAGTAGTCGATGTTATTGTGACACCTTGCCAGTTTTTAGATAACTGTATATTCTTATGGATTTGTAAGGCAACATCTTGAACAGCTACCCAATACTTACCGTATTGATTGCTCGAACTGATTAATGGATCAGCGAAGTTAACACCAACCTTAACGTAGGCGGCATTAGTTGCACCTCTACAATCTATTATTAATCCATCTTGCGGATCGCCGTTAGCTGGTGATGCCGCACCACCTATTGTAGATATTACACTATCTGATGAATCATATATTGTATAATATAGATAATAAAGAGGCACATTTCTCATGTATGACGATGTGCTATCAGCTAATCCCTCATCGTCCCACAATGAGTGATACTTATTTGTTGCTGATGTTGGGCCTGCTGTCCAATAGTGTTCAAAGGCAGTAACTGATCCAGTAATAACTGCCCAATCACCCTCTGACATTGGAATCTCTTCATCGAACTCCATAGATAAGATATTTGGGTTCGGGCTCCAAAGCTCTTGATCAAGTGTTGAGTTGTAAGGCACCATCTTTGCCCAAGCAGCACCATCAAAATCTTCCCATTTGTAGTATGTGCCTGATATGAAGTCAATCCATTCTGCGTGATCGACACCACCAGGGTCCTCGTTAAGTGTGCCATCGCTGTTGCCGTGTTGACCTAACACATATCCATATGGATGTGTATCGTATGGCCACTCTACAGTTAAATTAATAATCTCATCTCTGTTGTAATCGACATTTGGTATTGTAACTGTTTCTGTTGCTGTAATGCCTGGATATCCATTGTTGTAAGGAACTACTTGTATAATATATGACTTGCCTGGAGCCATAAACTCAGCAGAAAAACTTATGTCGTTTAACTCTGTGTCTGTAACAAGAGTATTATATCTTGGGCCTTTTGATATACGCCTAACGAATATCTTGTAGTTGTTGATGTTTGGTTCGCGTATCTCGTCCCATTTAACTCTTATAGTCGGTATGTATTGGCCTGAGTTATACACAGCATCTTGATTAACAACCTCTACTGTTAAATTCGCAATCTCTGGTGGCTCTGTTCCAGGAATGAACTCATCTACTTGTGTGTTGCCATCTGTTGGTGCTGTGCCATCGTCTGTTGGTGTTCCTGCATAAGTTGATCCACTCGGCACGCTGTGCCATCGTCTGTTGGTGTTCCTGCATAAGTTGATCCACTCGGCACTACAACTGGTGTTTTGATGTGTGTGTAGCCTTGATCAACTAATAAATCATAGAACGATCTATCGCCGATTTTAACATCTGCTGATATACCTAACGCTGTATCTTTAATGTATCGTTTTGCAACAACTTTAACTGTAAGATTTGGTTGTAGATCTGCTTTAGTTACAACATATAACTCGTTGTTGAAGTTGATTTGTGGATAATACACTTCTATTAAATCGTATGGTTATTAAATCGTATGGTTTGATGTTAGCGTGTTTAGCAACTACTGTAAACGCGATATTCGATCTAATTTGATCTTCTGCCCAACGCCACTTCATAATACGATGACCGTTGCTGAATAAAGACACAGTGTTTTCTTCGTTAGGCATTGTAACTTTGAACCCTTTATCTCTAAGTTTCTTTATTTCAACTTGTGTATCTTGTGGCCAGGTATACTCCATGTTACCAGTTTGATTATACTGGTTAATGTATTTGAATGCTTTGGATGAAGATGGCGCGTTCTCGAATGACACACCACCAATAACATCATGCTCTGTTACTTGAAACACCGATAAATTATTGAGATATGTCTGGTCTTGATTATAATAAGCAATCATATTAGTGTCTGGTTTTAGGAAGAACTTGCCGTTTTCAAATAATAATGAACAACCCATATGATTTAACATATTCTGAACATTGTTTATAACTGGACTTGTTACATTAACACGATAGTATGATTTACTTGTGCCTATTACGTTTGGAGTAGTTCTTGTGCCCACAATATTGTTAAGTAATGCCTTTGTATCTGAAAATGAAGTAGCATCAAACACCGAAGCATCAAACCCTGCACCATAAGTTGCGTTTGTTAAGTAATCTTGTAAGAAGTCAACTTCTGTTTTCTCTTCAGAAGACGCAACATAGTATATGATGTTCGGGATCTTGCCCATAACAGGATCAGATGTATTTGGGTAAGGTGTGTTATCATACTGTAAACGGATCTTGATACTAATTAACCCAGCATACTGGTTCTTATCTGTGTGCCATGATGGCTGTGTTATATTAGTGCCTGTATGTCTTTGAACATGCATCTTGATAATGTTTACTGTCTTCTTATCTTTATTTTTAACAGTAATATCGTTAGTTGCTGAACTACTACTTGATAAATCAAACCTGCGAACAAAGTCAGTTGAGTTAGACTTCTTCCAGTTGCTACCAAAACGCATCTGTGTTTCGTTTGTGCCGAGTATAACCTGATCAATGTCAGCAGAGTGACATAACACATAAGTCAGATGTAGGAATTTATTGTCGGTGCCAGCAGTCGCAATGTATGCCTGAACTGAACCGAGTTTAACGAACTGATCATACCCCGAGTATATTAGCGGGATTGCGTTATCACCACCACGCCTGTTAACAGTTGTTCCTTTGTTTAAGTTCTTTGCTTCATCAATTTGTGATGAGTAGTCTGGAATGTCTGGGGTGAATAAGTCGGCAACCCATTCAATTGGTGCCATAACTAAATCTACAACGAAATCTACAGCATCACTGAAGAAGTCCGTTACATCATCCCATAAGTCTGAGAAAAATCCCATTATATAATATCCTCTATTATGACACTGTATCCAGTGTCTGTTGGTTCATGCCAACTTATCTTGTTAATGCCTCTACGATTAGCTTCGACATATAATAACTCTCGAACATCTGTATCTTTAGGTTTTACTACTGCGGCAACTACTGGTTGATCTGAGTTTGGCAAGAAGATAGTTTGCATAAGCACATATCCACTATCTAATTTGTGTAACAGTATCGAACCTCTAATTAACCCTGTCCAAATCTTATCTTTTAATTTATGGTTACCAAACCCATAGTCTCTGACCATTTGATCTTCGAGCTCAGGTAAAGCACTCTTTAATGATCCCATGCCGACTATCATCCACGCCCCCATGGATACTCTTGAACTAAATCAATACCTACAAACTCATTGTTTGCTGTATAACCTAAATCGTGTGCCCATTTCTTAAATGAAGTGTTGTTTGTGTGAACAGCTTGTCTGCGTGTAAAGTTGTATAAGTTGTGTGACACTGAAAACGACACATCACTGTTACTACCTGATGTTACATACTTGGCTGTTTCGATATTTCCGATATAGGTGGTGATCGGATCGTCTACTTGATCACCGCTGTTATCATATATCACTTTCTTGAAGCGTATTGGTGCGTTGACAAAGTTATTCTCTTGAATACTTTGCACCAACATTAACGATAACCCTGACAATGATATAGTGATTGTTCTTCTGTTAATCTCAGCATCATCCGGCACAGCATTAAGTGTTTTAAACAACCCACCGATATAAGTTGTTCCGCCTATAGTTAAATCGTTTGCTTTAGTTGTTAAGTAAACAGTAGCATCATATGCTTCAGATGTAAAATCATAGAAGTCTATCTCGATGCAATCAACTACCTGAAACGAGTTTGTAGCAAATGCTGCGATTTGATTTGCTGTAAATGTTGCCATTTATATTTCCTCTTTTAAGTTAAGAGCTATTTGTGAAAACCCACAGTCACCACCTTGAAACACCATTGCTTTATCATTAAAGAATACTTTGGCTACTACATCTTGTGCATTAATGGTTGTGCCATCAGGAACATCATGTGTTAATGGAGGACTAATTTCGATAGAGCCATCACCTGTTGCATCTGGATTAGTTATAGCAGTTACTTGATATAACTTGTTGTGGTTACTAAATGTAATGTAATCGCCAATCTCTAATAAGTTGCCATCTGTGCCTACATTGAAGTAAGTTGATGTCCATCCAGAACTATATGCAATAGTTGTGTCGCCTTGAACATCTGCAACATCAACATATAAGTTATCATCTCCTGGTCTATCACCAGCATCAGCAGTCCCTATATAACCAGCAGAGTCTGAGTATATACCCAGTGGCATATCAAACGCTGTTAACGAGCCTTGTTTGCCTTGTATAAAGCCAATTACTTGTTGATAATCAACTCGTCTCATTGGCGGATAAGTTACCTGAAAGTCAAAGAAGTGACCGTTATAACTAACTCGTTGTGTAACTCCTGTATCTGTAACAGATTTAGTGCCAGGGAATGTCGATTTAATTTCGATTGTTTTATATTCTTGTGGTGTTGGTAATGTTGCCATCTTGTTATCCTAATAATCCAGGCTGTTCATTAACAGCTTGTTTGATCATACCTACAATTTGTGGTTTCTGAGCAGTTAACATCTCGCTAATACCGCGTTGATCAACTGCCTGAATACTAAAGTTTACGTTAACCTCTTTACCACCTATATCATCGTTTGGAGTAATAGTGCCTGTGCGTCCTGGTGTGAATAACTCTGGACCACGCTCACCAACCATGTATGTTTGATTACCTGTTACAGAACCACCATACATTCTACCTTGGAATTGTTGTGATCTAATAGATGCTACTTGTGCCATACCAGAAGCAATAGCACCTGCTGCCGCAACTGCACCTAACGCAGGACCAATAAATGGTATTGGAGCTAACGATGCAAATGCCGCAGTTGCTGATTGATATGTTTGCATAACAGCTTGTGCAATGTTAAATGCTTTAGCCATTTTGAATGCTTTCTCGTTGTGCTGACCTAACGCATTAAGTCCTTCACCTAATGAAGATATAGATGTTTTAACACCTTCTTGTGTGATATTTTCTTTAGCAGCCTCTAACTGTTCTTGACTAATAATAGATGCTCTTTTAAGTTCTTCTAACTTTTTAAGTTTCCATCCATATGATTGTTCTAACATATCTTGTTCGGCGTTAATATGAACAGATAGTTTCTCTCTTAATGAATCATAATATTCTGTGTATGCTTCTAATGGTCCAGTTGCATCAGCACCTTCTTGTGAGTATGTAGGTCCAGTTGCTTTAGCACCCGGAACCATTGGACCACCAGCAGCTAATGCGTCTGCTGCCATTGCTTTCTCAGCGGCAACTTGTTTAGCTACTTCGGCTTCTGCCATTGCTGTTTGCATATCACCTATACGAGCATTAGTCTTATCTAATATAGCTTTTGTTTCTGCTTCGTGATATTGTCTTGCTGTATCAATGTCTTGTGCGATACTGTCTGACATAGATTCAACTGTTAAGAAGTCTTCTTTAATAAGTTCGAAGTCTGAACCAAAGAAGTTAACAGCTTCAATCATTTTGTTTGTTGCTTGTATAGCACCACGAGCTAAACCATTCCAGCCAGACATTACAAAGTCAAACATTTTAGCGAATGCTAATTTAATATAGTTAACACCTTGAACTAATCCATACTGTATCTTTTGCCAACTATACTTAAAGAACCCTTCCAATCTAACTAACTCGATTTTGACATAAGGGATCATACCCTTCATTATCTTAACCCACTTAGTTGCAAACTCGGCTGCTCCTTTAAGCATGTCATCAAGACCACCCTGCATTACTGCTGTAAGTAGTTGATCCCATTCAGAGCCTAAGTTTTGGAATGCAGTTTCGGCAGTATCAGCCATGTCTTTGGCTGCACCTGCAAACTCATCACCCATTGTATTCATTAAGACATTGACTATCTCATTAGCACCTTCAGCTGATTTACCAAAGTCGGTTACAGCGTCACGAGTTAATCCCATTTCTTCTTGTAAGATACGGAATACTGGAATACCTCTGTCTGCTAGTCGTTGTAGTTCTTCAAGACCTAAACCACCCGCAGTTGTTCGAGTGATGAGATCTGTCATTGCCTCTAACGAGCCTAAACTATCTGTTGTGATAGCGGCTGTATCAGCGAATGTCTGTAGCATCTGATTAGTAGGTTCGATGCCTGCGGCTTTTAGTTTAATGTATGCTTGTGATAGATCACTTACTGTAAACTGTGTCTGTTGAGCAAAGGTATTGATTTTATCAAATGCCGCTGTTGCGTTCTCAGCAGACCCAGTTACAACTTTAAGTGAGCTTTGTAGTTTTTGAATACCCGATGTTGAACTAATAAAGTTTTTACCAACATCCATTGCCTTACCAGCTAAGTTTGTTAGAGCATCTAACTTAATAAGTGATAAACTTCTGTTTAGTTTATCTATGCCTTTAGTTGCTTGACTTACATCAGCGCCTATAATTATGGTTGCGTCGTTGGCCATGTTTGTTCTGTTCTTCCTTTATCGAGTCTCTTTCGAGTTTAAAGTAGGCTTGCCATAACTGAAAATGTGACTCTGGCATGTCTAAACCTTCATCTAATGTTATACCTAGTTCCCTACATATTGTCATTAGAACAATTAAGCCAGAGTCTTCCTTTAGTTTTTTTCAATCTCCTCAGCATCCATTGCTTCGGCATCATTATTCATTATGCCAGCCATCTTAATAATCACTTTAGGATCTGCTTCATTCATTAGTCTTGATTTAGATGCAGGAGCGAACATTCTTGACCCATCTTCGTTCTTTGCTTTGGTAATAATATTTTCAATTAATGCTTCTAAGACTTTACCTTGAGCATTCAACTCCATTGATTTAATGTTGTCTCTAATTGAATATGTTGGGTAATACCAAAACTTTAAATCCCACTCTTCAATGTAACCTTCTTGTAGGTTATTTGTTACTAATTTGTTAAAGTGACTTGTAATTTTATCTATTGCATTACTCATTTGAATTTTCCTCTTATTTTACGTTTTAATGGTTTCATCATTCCTGATGGGGCCTGTTTACTATGCCCGTTTTCTAAGTATCCTATATACTCCACTTTATTTACTAGTTGAGTATTAGTTCCTTTTCCTTCCAGCTTCCACCCACGCCTTGCTTTCCCTGTATCCTTGGGTGTTAGTGGTTTAACTTCTTTAAGTGCATATTTCATCACTTCTTCTACTTTATCATCAGATGCTTTCTTTAACTTTCTTGATAGCTGTCGATGATTAACTTGTATGTGTGCAGAAAACTTAGGAGACTGTAGTTTAGATAAACCACGAGATAACGCTCCCCTTAATCTTGATGCACTAGATACAGCGCCACGCCCGAGTGCAGATACACCACGGGCGAGCCCTGCAATTATTGCCGGAACTGGCACTTAATAAGTTTCCTTATTAAGCTTCAGTGCCGATTGTTAACGCACCATCACCTTGGAACGAAATCGATGCTTCTACTAAACCGTCAATTGAAGCATTGATGCTAAAACCAGTAACAATGATATTGCCGCTAATCTTAGGATCGCCTGTAGTAGGTGTTTGTGTCATGTATGCAACCATTGCAACATCAGTGCCTGCATCTGCGTCAGTTAAAGCGTCAACCACTTCTTGTGTATCAGCGACATTGTAAAAGATATCTGCTGATCCTGACCATTCTTTGATGCTAGGCGCGTATTTGCGTGTGCAAGTTCCCATTGTTGAAGTATCAATAGTATTGATTGTGTAATCGATTGAGTAGCTTTTAAGTTCTACTAAGTCAACTCCACCAATGCTTAATGATCCTTCGCAACCTTGGTATGTAGCCATTTTTAAATTTCCTCTTCTTCAGAATTTTGTTCGGTATCAGTTTCTTCTACAACTTCTTCTTCAACTACAACCCATCCGAATTTCTTCGCACGACTGAGTTTATCAACATCAATTGTTCTGATTCTTTTACCGTTTGTTACTCGAACTTTCATGTGTTACCTCGAGTGTAATCGTATTCAACTAAGACAGTTACATCTACTCTACCATATGGTTCAACTATATCGTAATCAACTGCAATGTTTCGCACTTGAGTCCTTTTAGCTGAACCGCCTCTGCTTGTGTCAACAGCTAATGCTTCTTCGATACGCTCTATAACATCATTGCGTAACTCGTCAATATTAGTGCCGTTAACCCATGCAATCAAAACTATTTCTAGCTCTGCTTGTCTACGTCCATTAGACCCAGTCATTGTAATATCGTTTCTTTCTTCATCTGCTGTAACAACATATATCGCAGGATACTGTTGTCTACTAAGCTGATTAATATCAAAGTTTTTGCGTGTAACTAACCCAAAACGAGGATTATCTGCGTTTTGCAAACAATCTATAATGTTACAGGTTATATCTTCGCGTTTACTCATCTAACTAGCCTTTGCATATGAAAAGTTTCCTTTTCTGAATCATCAATAGTATCGTCATCGTTGGCATCATATTCAACACCATCTTTCAACACTAAATCAAACTCTTCCTCATAACGAGATTTGTAATACTTCATCATCTCGCTGAAACGATCACCTTCCGGATCATGTTTTGTAAGTTTTGGTAGAATGTAATAACTTAAACAGTGGAAGACAGCGGCCCTAGTAAATTGAGATTCAGTTAACAAAGTATCATCTAATGATGCAGATGTATATGAACCTTTATACCTAGGCCACCAGTCAATGGCTAAGCGACGGATAATATCACCGCGTGTCTTTTCGTGCTCAGCACTAAAGTCTTGAATCCCATACTCATAAAGATCAGGGAAGTATTCGATAATATCTGTATCCGTTGACATAGCCATTTACTGTAGTCTCCTAACTATTAAGGTGTAGCGTCGTTAATGATTACACCACGAGTTGCGTCTATAACTTCACAACCAGCCATTACAGATGTAACAACATCCCAACCTTTAGCAGCAGTTCTACGACTAATCTCTAAAGAAACATTCTCTTGCATACCAATACGTAATGCATCTTGACCAAATACAGCTAAACGAGGAGCTGTTAAGCCAGTGTTAGTTGCATCAAAGTATGAGCTTACGAAGAAAGGAACACCTGCGATGTTACCTAAGAAGCCTGAACGCATAACTTGTGATTGGAAGTCATCACCGCCAGCATAAGCAGCACCACCGATTAAAGTCATCATCTCAGTGTAAGTATCTGGAGATACTAAACCGTATAATTGACCACCTTCGCCAGCAGCACGAATGTCTGAAATTGCTGAGAAAACATGGTTCATTGTTAAAGCAGTTGCAGCAGGAACATCTACAGATGTTAAACCAGCAATTTTGCTCATTACGAATGCGTCCCAACCAGCGGCAACACCTTGACCGCCTGTGCGACCAATTGATTCTGGTGAGATGTTACCTAAGTCACGAACTACCGCACGGTGTGCAATTAAGTCAGCAACGATGTTAACTTCGTCAGTGTCTGGGTTAGTTACTGGGATATCAGCAGTGATAGCATCACCAACATTACCACTAATTGAATCAGCTGCTGGTTTTGATAATTTGCCTACTTTAAGTAAGCCATTAGGTGCGTCTTCGATTGGAATTAATTGTCCACCTAAGAACATTGAGTTTTCGTGTGCAGCATAAACTGTTGCTGCGTTTGCTGGGACTAAAAGATCCTTACCGTTGGCATCTTCTGTTCCGTTCATATATGTATCAGCCATTGTTATATTCTCCTATATTTTGACCGTTTTATGAGAATTACTTAAAGTTCTTCTCATATATCTTTCTATCCTCTGGCTTTGTTAAGTCCAGAGATTCAAGATTTACCTTTTGTTGTCCTTTCCCATTCACATTTGAAGTGGTTCCGGAACCCTTTGGAGTTGCTTTTAAGTGATGTGGTCTATCATTTAGGAATTGTTTTGTTAAATCATCAAACGACATTGGATCGCCACGATCATTATAACGAACTTGTCCTGTTTTTGGATCAAATACTTCAGCTTCACCAGACTCGCTTAATCTCACCTGACCGTGTAATAGTTGAACTACTTCACCTGGATCAATTGCGCCGTTTGTTGCTGCTGCATTTAGTAATGCTCCATCAACCTTAACACTTTTCAACTCTTTCTGTAAAGATTCAATAGTTTGGTCTTTCTTTGATACTGTCTCTTTTAAGATAGCATCAAACTCACCACGCTCTTTTTGTCTCTTTACTTTACGGGCTTCTTCAGCCTCGGTTAATTCGCGATATCTATCAAGGTCAACACCATCAAATTGTTTTTCAAATTTACGGCGCTCTCTTTCAATTCTATCTGCGACAATACGATTTACATCATCTTGTGTAAATCCTTGAACCTGGCTTTCATCGGCTTGGCCAGTTACCTCATTTTCCTGATTTTCAATGGCATCAGTAGACATATTTTCACCTCTTTATTTGAGTAAGACCTGCTTTTTGCAGTATTATAGTATTTAGTTAAACTCTTCCAGCACGGAAGCATCGTCATGATGATAAACCAATGTAATTGCTTTCTGATTAATAGTAACTTCTGGTGAGTGATATCCAAACTCTTCAATTAATAACGTATGGATAGTGTCACTGTCTGTTCTATCATCAAGTTCAATAAACATAAATGGTTTGTTTACATCAATAACTTCTTTAAGTGTCTCTAATATATATGGTGTCCATACACCAGCATTTACTTTAATTAAATCAACTGTATCGTATGGCGCCAATTTAGCATTTACTAATGCTGTTTGTGGATTCTTCACAACTTCTTTTGTAGTTTTATGTGATTTCCTATCTACTTCATGTGCTGGCGATAAGTCAATAGCAATTGGCTCTACTTTCATATCAACATACTTGCCACACAATGTCTGTATCCACAGAACTTGTCCATCATGAGATAGATCTATCTCAATTACTGTTCTATAATCGTTTGCTCCTAAGAAAGTAAACAGATCATTCACTTTCAACAACTTCCTCAACTAACCCTGTGTTATCACCACCTGTTATTGAATTAATTACATCTGGATCTTCAGAGATCATCTCTGCAATTTGTTTAGCCATTTCATCTCTGAGTGCTTCGTTGTTTGGTAATAAAATAGTCGCTTGTTTTAAGATGTTTAAGTCAGTTAACTTGTCTCTTGTGTTGTAGTTGTCATCATATGTGACTGTTCCGTTCCACTCAGCACCAATCCAATCACAAAAGATCTGCCAAATGTTTTCTTCACCTAACGCTAAGTTCTTTGCTTTCTTTCCGTTACGTGCATCTAAGTTTCTAAACTCAGAATCTATTGCAACACCTGACATTTGTCTTGTTTCTTTGGCACGAATAGCACCAACATTAGCCATACGGTTAATTGCTTCAACTTTACTATCAATAGTTTCACGGATACTGTCTAAGTTACCGGCATTTGGTTGAAGTAAGTATGGTTTAAGAGCAGGATCTAACTGATCATCCATTGTAATAATGGAACCTGCACCTGCAGAAGCATCAACATCCTTTGTTTTTACTAATGATGGGTGGTTTGATAAGCGAATAAGTTGTTCAATCTCACTGTAATCACTGAATATCGACAACTGCATACCTGCTACACCACTAATTGCTGACACACCTACACCTTTAACCGGTGATCTTGTGTCATATACGCATACTGCTGGTATGTAACCTAATGCGTTTGGTGTTTCATCCATTAAAATAACTGTTTTACCGTCTTTAGTCTGAACAGTTGATATTAATTCTGGAGTGAATATCTTGTAAACCACAACATCATCGTATTGTGCTTCAATAATCTTAAAGTAAGTTAACTGGTATGATCCATTTGCTTGTCTTTCATAAGTCCAATCAACTACTGCTGTTGGTGCAAACAAAGAAACATAAGGTCTAATACCCATATACATTTCATCTGCTGCTGTAACTACTTCAGTTGTTGGCTTATCAACTATAACCCAAGCATGACCATATACTGCTGATAAACGATCAACTTCTGACATAAAGTCGTTAAATGATCTTTCGTCGTAATCAGCATCTTCTAAGAATGGTGCCAGGTAAGGGCTGTTTTCTATTGACCCAAAATCTCTAACAGGTGGCTCCTTAAAGATGAATGAGTTGTAGATGTTAATGATTGACTGGCAGTGATTATCTAACGGAGTATTCATTACACGCTGACGATATTCGCCTGCTGATTCAAAAACATACTTTGTTAAGTAGTCTTGTGATTTGTAATGGTTGCCACCTAGATAACTGTTGTTAAGAAACTCCCAGTGTTCTATATTACTTTGATACTCGGGATGAACCGAGTTAATTGCGTCTATTGAATAATCCATAGTTTATTTTTACCTATCTTATATTTAGCTGGTTTGAACACCCCATCCTCGAGGTTGTTGTATCTCACCGTAATCTTTCTTAATTGGGTATATAAATTCTACGCCATACCCCAAGGCGTCTGACATATGATCGTAACCACTGTCTTTATCTGGCACCTGTGTGCCTTCTTTATATGTATGTTTTGTTAAAGACTCGATAACTCGTTTACATTTAGGATCAATAACTAACTTACCAGAACTTAATGCCGAGTTAACAGCGTTAATTCTGTCTTTCACTAATGGATGCTTGCGTTTATACTTCACATTACATCCTGCGTTTTGTAGTATCTTAATGTCTGTGTTACCACCAGCAGATGTTTTGTTTTGAACACCAGCAGGGTCTGGATACGCTGTAATAGCTCTATCACCATATCTATTTCTAAATTCTTGAACTACTTCTAAAGTATTTGACCCATATATAACTATCTCATCAATAATATGTATATGGTCTTTCATTTGTATACCAACTGCGGCTGACATAGGATTCACGTTAAAGTCAATCATTAACAGTAGCGGTGCTTTCTTAAGAGTAGTCCATAACTCATCAGCACCTTCAAACTTTTTAATATGTTTACTGGGTTCAAATGCATAGTATATAACACCACTGTATGTTTCAAATGCTGCAAGATACTCTTGTCTGAATGTGCGTTCATCTAAATCTTTACGAGCATCTTCAATCTCTTGCTCAGACATAACGCAACCATCTAATGATGTAAACTGCCATGACTGCCAGTTATCTTGTGTTTCATCTTGACCCTTAATGTATAAGTCATATGCCCAGTTACCCAACCCTGCTGGGGTAGATATGAACATAGCTTTACCGAGTCTATCTGATAATGTAGGTCTTAGAACTTCAGTCCAGGCTTGTTCTTTAATGTAAGCAAACTCGTCCATTACCAAGAAGTCTAAACCCACACCACGCAAACTATCGAAGTTATCAGCTCCTCTTAGTGATATAACTGAGTCATTAGTAAGTTGTATGGTTAAGTCTGATTCATTAACTTTCTTAATCCAGTTCATCTTTGATAGTTGAATTTTAAGTGGTTGCCAAACTGTTTGTTTTGCTTGTCTGTATGATGGTGCGACATAGAATATATTCTTGTCTGGGTATCTTGCGTGTTTAGCCATCTCCATAGTTGATATATAAGTCTTACCAAAACGACGCCCTGCCGCTACTACACGGAATCGAGCATCTGACTTTGCTATCGTCTTTTGGGCTTTAGATAAACTCATTTTTCCCTAACAATAATTCTAAATGAACGCTCATCTGTTAAACCACCTGTTGTAGTGATTGTATTAGTGATTGTATAGTGATTGTTAACAGTGCCACCAGACAACCATATAGTTGCTTTAGTTGATCCATTAGTATCTTGATCTGTTGTAATAGGAGCTGCGTCATCAACTATTGTTTCAATAGTCCAGGCTGATGTTGATATAGTATCAGCACCAACTAACCAGTCGTTCCATTCAACAGAGTAATCTAAGTATGCGTCTGGATCTTTGACGATGTATTCACCTAAGTGATCTGTTTTAAATCCTGAAGTTTGACAGCTCATATTATTTCCTCATGCCGCTAATATTCTTATTTCTTCGTATGCGTCAAGTGTTCTTGCTTCAGCACATACAAATAATGTTCTCTCAGTTGAGATAGTTTTAATTGTTGCATCATTAGTTAATGTAAATGATGCGTCGAAGTTTATTTCTGGTCGTTTGTAGTTTACACCTTCGGCTGTTTGTGTAAATTCTGCATCTACATCAACTGTTGCTCCTTGAC